GTAATAGACAAGTCGCCCGTCATCGTGTCGCCGCTCTTGTTGACCTTGCCCGCGAGCTGCTGGAGGATCTGGTCTGTGCTCGGCACCACGCCGCCCTGGTCGATCAGCGTCCCGTCCTCGGCGGCCTTGACCGTGCCGGTGCAGGCGTAGACCACCGTGGCCACGGAGCCGGAGGTGACGAAGACCGTCAGGGAGAACCGCCCGCTCCGGTGGTAGCAGTCCGCCGGGAGCGTCACCTTGGCCGCGCCGGAGGAGAGGGTGCCCGCGCAGAGGATCGTGTCGCCGCTCTCCTCGCGGATGAATTTTGCCGTCACCGTGCCGGTGAGCGTCACCGCCGCACCGCCCTGGGTGCAGTGGATTGTGAACTCGTGCGCGTTGCCCTCCGTCGTGAAGAGCGTGCCGTGCAGGGCCTCTGTCAGGATCGGCGCGTCCAGCGCCACCGTGCGCGAAATCTTGATGACTGCCATCAGCCGCCCACCTCCCCGATCTTGTACGTTTTGCCGCCCACCGTCTCCGTCTCGGCCTCACCGTCGCCGCTCAGCTCGGAGATGCGCTTGCGCAGCCCGGCCACCAGCGCGTCCTGCTGCCGGTGTTCGTTTTCCAGCTCCGTCAGCGCCTGCCGCAGCGCCTCGATGGTCTCCACCACCAGCTCGCATTTCGTCGCGCCCCGCGCGTCGGCCAGCGCATCCACCTGCCTGATTGCCTGCCTGATTGCCTGCTCGATCATCTCTCACTCCCCCAGTCTGTAGATCTCCCCGCCCACCACCGTCTCGCCCTCCAGCGGGCGCGGCGTGGTGAGCCGTGTCAGCTGCTCGCTCAGCAGCCGGATGTCGTCCTCGTGATGCCTGTGTTCCTCGGCCAGCCCGCGCCGGAGCGCCTGCATCCGGTCGATCATGTCGAGGATCAGCGCGCACCGCTCCGCGCCCCGCAGATCGGCCAGCCTGCCCGCGTCCCGGATCAGCCCGGCCAGCAGCTCGTCGTCGCTCACGCGTTGTTCACCTGCCGCCCCAGGTAGTAGATCGTCTTCCCGCTCGGCCCGGTCACGGAGCCTGCCGTATATGCGGTTATCACCCGGCTGCCCGTAACCGCCGCAAGATTCGAAAAACTGCCATTGGCATACACGAAGTCGTGTGCCACGCTCAGCGTGATCTTCGGCATCGTGATCGTCAGGCTGGTCAGCACGTACTGCGACTGCCAGCTCGCGGGGTGTGTGTTGACGGTGAAGCTGGTGCCGGTGATCGCGATGGTCTGAAACGGGATCGTGCCGTCGCCGTATTTGTCGATCTCGTCCTGCTGGTCTGCCACAGCCTGCTGGAGGTTGCCGATTTGTGTCGTGTGCGTGCTGATCGTGCCGCCCTGGCTGCTGATTGCGCTGGCGTTGTTGGCGTGCAGGCTGTAGAGGTTCTGGCCCTCGGGCACGTTGCCGATGGCGTCGGCGTTGTCGCTGTACAGGTCGTAGAGGTTCTGGCCGCTCGGCACGTGGCCCACCATCTCGGTGACTTTGTCGATCTCGTCCACCTGCTCGTCCACCAGGTAGGCGATGTTCCGCAGGTCGCGCATGGTCGCATAGCCTCCGCCCGCGCCGCCTCCGCCTCCGCCGCTCTTGCGCACGAGGTTGGCGATGGCGCCCGAGGCCGTCGCGGCCTTGGTCGCCAGCTGCACCTGCACCAGATCAGGCTCGCCCAGCGGATCGGGGTACGTCACGCTCACCACCCGCTCCTCCAGCAGCTCGCCGGAGAGGTTGACCCGGCACAGCTTGCCGAGGCTGTATTCGTCCCAGCTGTCGCCGGTCAGGCGGGCCAGCTCGTAGCCGTCTATTGTGATCTGCACCGCCGGGGCCTTGTGCTCGCGCATGTACCGCGCCGCCCAGGCGTCCGGGTCGGCCACGTCGGCGGCATTCACGTCGGCGGTTTTCTCCACGATGCCGTAGATCGCCTGCGCGTCTTCGTCGTTGTAGGTGCGCAGCTCCGTTTCCACCAGGTCGCTGCTCACGCTCAGGTACAGCCGGGTGCACAGCTCCGCGTCGTTGCGCACGATCTGCACCGTGCGCACGCTCCGGCTCAGCCGCATCTCGCAGCCCACCGTCGTGGGCACGGCCCGGTAGTGGAGCGTCCACGGCGTGGTCGTGTAGTCCGTCTCGAAGTAGTGATCCACGTCATCGTCGCTCAGCCCCCGGATCAGATCCGCGAGGCTGTTGTAGTTGATGCCGCTGCGCTTGTACACCGTCGTGCCGTCCGCCACCGTGCCCAGCTGCCAGCGCGTCACCGTCTGGTAGCCCAGCACTGCCGCGAGGAACGCCTGCACCGTGCCCTCGTAGTCCTCCTGCACCCGGTACACGCTGTCCTCCAGCGTGGAAAGGCCAGACTTCAACGTCAGCACGCGCTGGTTGAAGACGTTGCGCGAGGTGTCCGTCACCCGGAAAATGCCCGCGCTGCCCCTCGGCGTGTACAGCTCCACGAAGGTGCGCACCGGCACGTCCTGCGCATCGTCCGGCAGGGTGATCGTCGCCGTGCTGTCCTCGCGCAGGTTGAGCGTGATCGTCATCTCCACCGGGCGGAGGCGGAAGGCCTCGGTCAGGTCGCCGTTGAGCACCCTCGGAAGTCTTACTGCCATCTGCCTCTCGCCTCCAGTGTCACCGTGCAGGCCGTGCCCGCCGTGAAGCTCACGTCCGCGCTGCCAGGTCCGGCGATCAGGTCATCCGCGCTCGCCGCGCTCCGGCAGCTGAGCTTACTGGCGGAGGCCGTGCCGATGCCCAGCAGGCCGCGCTCGTCATACGCGACCCTGAAAGCCGTGCCGCTCGGCACGCCCAGCCCGGAGAAGCTCATGCTGGTGCCGCCCACCTTCAGGGTGAGGGTGTTCAGCGTGCCGCCGGTGGGCGTGACCGTCGCCTCCACATACGCCGGGAGGTTGCCGCGCACCGCCAGCGTGCCGGAACCGCTCGCGCCGCTCGCCGTCCAGCTGGTCGTGCTCACGTCCTCCCAGTAGGGCGAGGCCACCGCCTCGAAGGCGACGGTGTACTCCGCCGTGTAGTCCCGGATCGTGTCCGGCGCGGCAGGCCCCACCCGGTACACGTACAGCCGCCGCTGGGGCCGGTACGATACTTGCAAGTATCCGTCCTGCGCCCACGCGTTGACCGTGTCCAGCACCTGCGCCCGCGCCGCGAGGTCGTACAGCTCGCGGATCGCGAAGCGGATCGCCACGCGCAGGCTCCGGCGCTCCCGGGTCAGCATGATCTGCCCGGCGCGCCCCGGCCACGTCCCGAAGTCCGTCTCAATCTCCGGCGTGTCCTCGCTGATCTCGCGGATCAGGATGCGCGGGTCGAGACTGCGCAGATCCTGTCCGCCGATCCATGCGTTGAGGCGTCTCATCTCGCGCATACTATCCCAGCCTCCCTCTGATCGTGGAGCCGATGGCCCCGTCCACCACAGGCGTCACCAGCCTGCCCACGCGGGTGCGATCCATCACGATGGTCGCGTTGAGCGTCGCGCCGGTCTGGCCGGTGCGTCCCGCCGCGCCCGCGAAGCTGGGCAGCGTCCCCCGCACCGTCGCGGCAGCCGTCAGGCTGGCCATGGCGCTCTGCACCCTGAAAATGTTCTCGGCGATCCCGTCCGCCACCGCCGTGGCGACGTTCGCGCCCATCGTCGAGGCAGCCGTCTCGGTGGGCAGTGTGCCCTGCTCGATGCCGTTCGCCAGCGCGGTCGCGAGGTCTGCGCCCGCCTCGATCCACTTGATGCCGCTGTACTCATCCAGCGCGGTGTCGAGGTCGAAGCCCTCGCCCATCACCTGCGCGATCTCGTCCGAGTACTGTTTGAAGACGTTCACCACGTCCTCGTAGGTCAGGTCTTCCTCGTAGGTGTCCAGCGCGGCCTTGATCTCGGAGAGGATCGTGCCGTATACGCTGTCACCGGCGGAGGCCACCACCTCGCCGATCTGATCCTTCATGGCGTTGTACTCGCCGAATTCCCGCTGCGTGTACTTTGTATCGGCGTACTGGTTAATCAGCGCACCCGCGCCGACCATCCCGACCACACCGGCAGCCGGGCCGATATACGGAGCCACCGAAGCCCCCACACTGCCGAGCCATTTGCCCGCCGCGGTCAGGCCGCGCTTAATCACGCCCGGCGCCGCAGAAGGTACGGCCCCGCCGCCTCCGCCAGTGCCCGTCGGAGTGCCTCCGCCTCCGCCGAAGTTCAGCAGGTGCTTGAGGTTGCCCGCCAGTTCGGCCACCTTGATGCCGATGGAGGCCACCTTCAGCGCACCCAGCGCCACCGCGATCCCCTTGATCGCGTCCACCACCGTGTCCTTGTGTTCCGCGATCCAGTTGAAGGCCTGCGTCAGGCCGTCCAGCGCGCCCTTCGCGCCCTCTATCAGCGTCTGGAAGCTCTCGCCGCCCTCGCCGGTCAGACTGGTGATGATCCCGCTCAGCGCGTCGGCCAGCCCCTGCATGGCCGCCTGCCCCTCCTCGGTCTGGAGGAATTCGTTGAAGCCCTGCACCGCCGTCGCCATGGCCTCGCTCACCTGCGTGAAAAGCGGCGCCAGCTCCGCCAGCACTTCGTATTTGCTCTTGTCGAGGCTGGCCGTCAGTTTGTTCTGCGCGTCGTCCAGCTCACCCAGCGCCTGCACGCTGTCCTCGCTGACCACCGCCACCTCGCGGCCCTCGGCGACGTACTGATCCCACGCGGCCCGGCCCGCCTGAAGCAGCGGCTTCAGGTCGCGGAAGCTCTTGCCCAGCAGCGTCTGGGCGATCGCATCCTGCTCCGTCTCGTCGGTGATCTCGGCCAGCGCCGCCAGCACGTCCCAGAACACGTCCTCGGAGTCGCGCATCCGGCCCGCCGCGTCGAATGCGCTCACGCCCAGCGAGTCATAGGCCTCCTCGATCTGCGGCGTGGCCTTGACCATGCCCTTGGTGAGCTTGTCCCGGGCCTTGATGATGTCCTCGACCTCGGTGTCGATGAACTGCGCCGCATATCTCCACGCCTGGAGCGTCTCCACGTCCATCCCGGTCTGGGTTGCCGTGGTCAGCAGCTCGTCGGCCCAGTCCGCGCCCTCGGTCTCCCAGTCCCAGAGCGCCTTGGCCGCGCGCGCCACGCCCCGCACCACGCCCATGAGCTTGTCGTAGACGCCGTCGATGGCTTTGGCGACGTTCTCCAGCGTCACCTGCCGGTCGAGGCTGTCCAGCGCGCCCCCGAAGTTATCGGCCGCGGTGCCCGCATCCGTGAGCGCGGTCTCCTGTTGGCCCAGCTCCGTTTCCGTCTTGTCCAGCTGGGTCTCCATGTTGACGAGGCTGGTTTTCGCGTTGTTCAGCTTGCGCTGCCAGGTCAGCATCGCCGAGTCGTTCGGGGCGATGCCTTTTTCCGTCATCTGCTTGATCGCGGCCTCGGCAGCTGCGACGGCCTTTTTCTGTTCCTCGATCTTTTTTCGGAGGATCTCGGCCTTGCTGGCCGCGAGCTCCTGCTTGTTGCCGGTGCGCTCGAACTGGGCTTCTGCGAGTTTCTCTTCGCTGTTGAGCGTTTTGATCGCGTTCGCCGCGTCGGTCATCTGGCGTCTGTATTCCTGCTCGCCCTCCAGCTTGAGCGTGGTCTTGATCTCGCGCTTCGCCGCCATGTGCTATCACTCCTCAGTCTGCGCAGCGCTGGCGCGCGCGCTTGATCCCGTGCTGCTCGTCATCGTACCGCATCCGGTAGATGTACAGGTCGCAGATCATGCCGGGCGCGAGGCTGCGCATCTCGCCCAGCCCCAGCCCGGCCACCAGCCCGTAGGCCGTGAACTGCCGGAAGGTCATCCGGCCGGTTGCTCTTTTTTTTTGAGTTCCTCAAGCACGACGTCGACCTCTTCGTCCTCGTCCTGCGTTTCGGTCTCCATGCGCATGCCCTCGGTGATCGCCGCCAGCAGCGCGTTCTGCACGCGCGGCAGGTCGGCCACGCGGAGCCGCTGCGCGATCCAGCGCTCGTCCACGTCCAGCTCGCGCCCCTCAAGCGCCTCGCCCTGCTCGCCCAGTATGCGAATAAGGGAGACCAGCGCATGCCGGTCTCCCATCTTCGCCGCGAGCGTGTCCTTGTCCAGAGCCTTGCCGAAGACCTCTTCGAAGCCATCCAGCGCGGCCAGCGTGAAGGCGAGCGCGAACTTACGCCCGCCGATGGTGATGTGGATCATCTCGCTACCTCCATTGTCCGGCGTCAGGTGCCGGAGATCAGATCCCCGCCTTGGTGTCCAGCCAGGTGACGGCCGCCGCCAGCGTGTCGAACGTGGCGATGCGCCTGTAGTTGGCCAGCAGGGTGGCGTCGTTGCGCACGCCCATGATCCGGCCCGTGATGGTCGGGGTCTGCCACTCGATGCTCTCGCCCTTGGTCTGGGCGGTCTCGTTGGTCTCGCCGAAGATCACCTTGTGGAACCACGAAGCGCGGTAGCTGGTGACTCCGTTCTTGCGCCGCACCTGGATATACCCGAAGCCAACGTAAGGCGCGCTCTCCTCGGTCATCTCGTACTCGGTCGTATTGCCCTCGGTCACGGCCTTGAGGCCCAGCACGTAGGCGCGCACGGTCTCCAGCAGGTCGTCGGTGTTGACCTCGATGGTGCCGCCGGTGATCCCGTTGTCCTCCTCCGCCACGCTGTCGTCAGCGTACAAAGGGTTGTCGTTGCGGTTGAAGGTGATGTTCGCGCTGATCGCCTTGCCGACCACCATGCCGGCGTCATAGGTCAGCGCCTGACCCTCCACCTCGGTGGCGATTTTGGCCGCCACGGGGTGAAGCATTCCAACCATTGCCATTTCGCTATCTCTCCTCTCGTCAGCCTGTCGGCTGCTCTTGTTTGATCTGCCCGGTCTCCAGGTAGGTCTCCCACACCCGGGTCATCGCGGGCACCACGGTCGCGTCGCTGATCTCGTCCGCACGATCCACCCACCGGCTGCCCTTGAGCTTGCTGGAGCCGTAGTGCAGGATGAAGGCCTTCTCGGCGTTGCGCACGCCCTTGCGGTCTTTGCCCTGCGGGTAGATGTCGATGCTCAGCGATCCGCCGAGGTCGGTCGGTGTGCGCGCATAGTTGATGGAGTCGATCATGTCGCCGGTGACCCGGTGGTCGTACTCGTCCGCGGCCTGTCGCCAGGCCTCGCGCACATACGCCGCGCCGGTCATGATCATGGCCTCGGCCACGTCCCCGGTCTGCTCGCCCATGCGCTGCATCTCGCGCACGATCTCGTCCATCCCGCTCGTGTCGAATCGCGCCATCAGTATCCCTCGCAGTCGTAGATGTGGTGGATGTATCCGGTCTCCGGCTCGTAGTCCACCAGGTGCGAGTACGCGATCCGCTCGTCCCCATCCAAGGCAGCCCTAATGCCATATGCGACAGGATCGTCCTCGTCCTTGGTGAACCGGTCGATCTGGAATGCCCAGCCGCCCTGATGGAGATCGTCGGCCATGACGGCCAGTTCTCTCGTCTCCTGCCACACGGTGTACGCCGCAGATCCTCTGTAGGCGCTCTCGTAGTGGCCCGCGTTGGGATCGCACGCGACGATCATGTCCTTAATCTCGGCCAGCGTCACGGTGCGATCACCTCCAGCGTCAGGTCGCTGATCTGCTCACCACTGTCCTCATCGGTGCCGTGGTAGGCGCGGCCCACCTCGTACACCACCACCTCGCCGCCCGTCGGGGCCAGCTCCACCCGGTCGTGGTTGGTGATCTGTCGATTCTGGAGCACCCGTACCCGCGCCCCGTGCGCGATCTCCTCGCGCGTGTCGGTCGGTCGGGCCGGTGATGTCTCGAAGTCCAGCTCACCGTACCAGCTCTGCCAGTACTGCACGTCCTCGAAGACCGGCTTCTCTCCCGGGCCTGCGGTGTTGCGCTTGCGGTAGATGGTGGCGATGCCCCTGTCCAGGATCACTCGCTCACCCCCTGCTGCACCCAGCGCTCACGCCTGCGCAGTCTCAGCCAGTCCGGCATGCCGGTCGCCTGATCCCGGTTCTGATAGGCCCAGACGCTGTAGTCCACCACCAGCATCAGATCCGCGACGCTGTCCGTCAGGGCAATGCCCGTCGCCTCGATCTCGCCGATGGCCGCGTCGATCCGTTTGGCCAGGTACTCGTCCAGGGAGGTGTCTCCCGGGAGTCTGTTCAGCCGCGTTTTCACCAGCGTCAACGCGGTCTCCGTGTTCACTGCCATCAGGTCGCACCTCCCCGTCGGTCACTTGGTTTTTTTCGTCCGCTTCGGCTTCTCGGCCTTGGCGGGCTGCTGCTCCCCCTCTTCGCGGATCAGTCCGGCCTCCATCAGCGCGGCGACGTGATCCGGCGCGGGTTGCCCCGCGCGCGGATACTTGTCACCGGGATAGTAGATCGTCGTGCCTTCCGCGAAGGTGCGCACCGTCAGCATCAGTTGGCAGTGTCGCTGGCGAAGGTCATGGTGGCGCTGGGCGTGGTGCCGCCGATGCCGATGGCCACGAAGGCCTCGGCGATGGCCGGAGCGCCGTCATAGCGCGCGGTGCCCTTGAACACGGTCTGATCCTGGAGGAAGCGGACGTGCTCGGAGGTCGCGAAGGCGGTACCGGCGCGCTCGGCCAGGGTGTACAGGTCGAAGTAGCCGCCGATGATGACGTTGTCGGGGATGAAGCTCAGCACCTCGATGGCGCCGCCCACGACGGGCATCTCAGCCTGCACGCCCGCCACGATGGCGCCGTTGGCGTTGATGGTCAGGGCGTTGGCGATCAGCGCGGTGTAGGTGGTCTCGTTCATGACCCACACCTTCTCGCCCCTGCTGTACTTGCCCTTGGCGGCGCCGGAGGCGGTGACGATGGCCTTGAAGAGGGCCGCGTCGGTCTCAGTGGCCGCGATGGTGATCACGTTGGTGGTGTGCAGGTCAGCCCAGGGCCGCGCGGTGGCCGGATAGCCGGTGGGCGCGGCGGTCTGCACGAGGCGGGAGACGATGCCCTGAGGCATCTTCTGGGTGCCGCTGCCGTTGCGGCCGTACAGGATGGCCTTGTCCAGCGCCAGACCGACGGCCTGGCCCAGGGCGGATACCAGCTCGTTGGCCAGATCGACGTCGCTGTCCTCGAGGTTGGCATTGCACACCGCGAAGTATCCGCCGACCTTGTAGCAGTCCATCTCGAGGTCGTTGAAGCCGAGGCTCAGCTCGTTGAGGTTGGCGCAGCAGTCAGTCCACACGGCCTCGGGCACGGTGCCCATGATCAGCTGGCGGGCAGTGCCGGCGACGCGGCGCACGTAGACGTGCTTGTACAGCTTGGAGTAACGCTCGACGTTCTCACGCAGCAGGCCCAGCAGCACCTCGGGGATGGTCAGGCCCACGTTGGTCAGCGCGCGCTTTTCCTTGATCGCGGTGCGCACCTCGCCCAGGTACGCCTTCACGTCTTCACGGGTCACAATCGCGCCCAGATCGGCGCGGCTCTTCAGGTTCTCGCTCATGTTGTCCTCTTCCTTTCCGGTCGCTTTCTCATTCTTGGGCTGCTCGGTCTCCTGAGCGGCCTCTTCCTGGGCGATCTCGCCCTCCAGCTCGGTCACGGTGCGCTCCAGCTCGCTCTTCGCGGCCTCGTGCGCGTCCCGCTCGGCGCGGAAGCCGTCGATGGCCTCCTGCACCTGACCGACCTCGTCGTCGTTGGTGATCTCGGCGATGGCGGCCTCCATCTCGGCCTCGCGCTTCGCGAAGTCCTCGTCCTTGCCGCGCAGCTCGTCGAGCGCCTTGCGCTTGTTTTCCAGCTGCTTGCGCAGCAGCAGCACCTTAAGCGCCATGTGCTCTCAGCTCCTCTCGCATCTTGGTCTTGATGTCCTCCAGCCGCTGCGCCTTGATGGCGTCGCGCTGGGCTTCCCGTGCCTGGACGCTGGTCGCCTCATAGGCCGGGAAGGTGCATACGGACACTTCGTGGAGGTTGACCTCCGTGATCCGCCAGTGGATCGAGCCGTCGTCGCGGAAATCGGTTTCCTCGCTGACGATCTCGAAGCCAAAGCTGCACTGATCCACGTCGCCGCGCTTGACGCGCTCGTACAGGTTGACGGCATCCTGATCTTTCGGATTGATCTCGATGTCGCCCCACAGGCCGTGCGCGTCTTCCCGGAGTTCAAGGGTTCCCGCCTTGTTGCGCCCCAGGACGAGCGTGGTGTCGTGATTGATCAATGCGCGGATGTCGTTGCCGAGCGTCCGCGAAAAAGCGCCGGGCGCGATGCTCTCGCTCAGGCCTGGCGCGATCTCGTAATTGGAATCGAAGACGGAGAAATACCCCGTGATGTGGGGATTCTGTCCCTCCGCCTCCCGCACCTCGAAGCGCGTGCTCGCGGTGCGTACCTGTCTGTCGGTGCGTTCCATACGTTAGTCATCTCCTCATCAGCCGCCGTTGGAGATATACAGCTCCCCGTCTTCGGTGTCCGCGAAAAGCTGTTCCGGATTGTCCTGCATCGGGTTGTAGAAACTCGCAATGTACTGGTCTCCATGTGTGGGGTCGGTAGCATCTTCACACATAATGAGTTTAAACAGCATATGCTGAATTCCGCTGTCCATAACATACACCACGTCTCTGCCTGACACCATTGCCGCCTTGACCTCCGCGTAGGTCGCGTCAAAGGTTACACCAGTTTCGGTCATGGTATAGGTCAGCACCAACGCACCACCGCCGCCGCCGTTGCCGCCGTTCTGGTCAGCGCCCGCCAGTCCCAGGTATCCTCTTGCCCAATGTCCACTCATTGATCTTTCTCCTTCCTCGTCGGGCATCGGCCCGCTTGGTCGTTGAGTACCCACCAGCCCTTACAGTCCTTGTACCGCTGGTGCGGGCACAGCCCGCCGCCCAGCTTGGCACACCTGATCCGCATCCCCGCGCCGTAGCTGGCGTAGGGACAATCAAGCACGATCTTCATTCGTTGCCCACCAGCTTCTTCTGTTTTCCGGTGTCCTCGTAGTTGATGTAATTCTCAAGCACCTTGAACTCCGTCAGCCCCGCCGGTGCCATGTGCATCCTGTCGCGCCATTCGTCTCCGTTGACGTAGCCGCGATCCGCGCCCGCGAGGAGGATGCTGCTCATGCTCGCCATGTCGTAGTCCATCAGCGACCAGAAGTTCAGCATCAGGTACCACTTCGGGCTGAGGATCAGCGCGCGGGTCAGCTCCTGCTGGATCAGCTGGGCGATGCCGCGCACCTTGGTCTGCACGAAGTTGTTCCATTCGTCCCGGTTGAAGTCGCCCACGCCGAGCAGGAAGGGCGGCACGCCGATCACGGAGGCGACCGTGCGCTTGTCCAGCTCCACCGTGTCGCGGATCGCCAGGTCGTTGAGCGTCAGCGGCTTGACCTGCTCCACCTGGAAGGCCTCCGCCGGGATGATCCACGGCTGGCCGGGTGTGTTGGGCCGGATGTAGCTCTCCACCAGTTTCTGCCTGCCCTCCGGCGACGCGAACTCCTCGGTGAGCGCGTCCACCTTCACGATGATCGACGGCTTCCACTCGCTCGACATGAAGGCGTTCTCCGTCCTCTGCGCCTGCTTGAGGTTGTTGGCGATGTCCCGCAGCGTCACCGTCACGCCTCTTCCCTTCCACGGGTAGAGCGGGTCGGGGTTGTATGCGATGTGGATCAGATCCTCGGGCCGCCTCGGCACGCCGTCGATCAGCACCCGGTAGTCCCGGTAGCTGGTGCCCTCCGGCTGGAGCTGCACCCGGCTCGCGCTGATCGGCTCCAGACTCTTGATGATCCCCTCGCGCGTGTGCGGCACGACGATCGAGTTGCCGTTGCCGTACAGCAGCAGGTTCATGACGATCGCCGTCATCCACTGGGCGCGCGTCATGTTGCCGTTCGGCTCGATGTCGATCGTCCTCGAAAGCTCGTTGATGATCCGCACGTCGCCCTGATCCGTGTTGCTCATCAGGTAGATGGTCATGCTCCCGATCAGCTCCGCGATCCGCAGGCACGCGGTCTGGATCTCCGGGCAGTCGCTCAGGCGGGTGTACCCCGCGCAGCAGATGTCGCCGTCGCTCAGCCACAGCGCCACGCCGCCGGTGCCCTG